GCCGTGGCCAGAGGAGTTCACGGCGTTGGGCAATCACGCCCTCAGGTCAGACGGTTCTCGCGAATTCGCCATGATGCAGGCGAGCCGCCTCGACGTACGCCGCACGGGCATCCTCAGCAGTGTCGAAAGTGCCGAGCGCGGTATTCCTGCCTTCGATGTGGATTTGAGCAATCCATTTGTCGCGATGCCGCGTTACACCTCGGTAGCCGCTGGTGTTCGGCAAAGTCGAGCGTCGATTGATATTGTTCTGACTGCTGGTCGCGAGGCGCAGGTTCTCCCAGCGGTTGTCGTCTTTGATCCCATTCACATGGTCGATCATATCGGGCGGCCACGTGCCGGTCATCCAAAGCCAAATCAGGCGATGTGCCGGATAGAGCACTTTGTTCAGGCGCACAACGATGTAACCCCAGACGCTACGGCACCCAGCGGTCGTGCCCGCCTTGAGATGGACAGCGCCTTGGCCACAGGGCGTACACGCCAACCAAGTAAGCAACCCAGTGTCACGATCGTAAGTAAGGATCGCTTTCAGAGCATCTTGCGTCATCGGCGCCGGCCTTTGGAATCCACGTCCTCGCCGGATCGGCCCGTCACTCTTGGGCTTAGGCTTCCATGTCCGCTTGCTGGCGATGTTCTTCTGATTTTCGGATCGAGTGACCAGCCGAAGATTACAGAGTCGATTGTCGCCCTTGATCTCGTTGATGTGGTCAATCTCAAGGGCCCGGTCAGGCCATTCTTCAGTGGCAAGAAACCATGCAAGGCGATGACCCTTGTAAAATCGTCCTTTGATTTTGACGACCAAATAACCAGCGGAATTGATTGTTCCAGCGATCTCTCCTGCTCGAACTCGGCGTCCCGGCGAGACTATCCATGTCATTCCACCGGTTTTCGGGTTGTAACGCAGGATTTTGCGCAATTCCGCAACGGACATCGGCGCCGGCAATACGCGCCCAAAATCGGTCGAAGACTCTTCCTCAATGTCCATGACTCATCTCCGCATCTGTACCGCAAGGTAATGACGGGAAGCCCAGTGCGGAGGCTGGACGTTCGGTTGGCCGACCTATCCCGTCGGAACAACAGTTACCACGCCACCGCCTCAACGTCAATCGCCTTCACCTTAGTAAAGGGTAAGTAAATGGCCGCCAATGCACTTCTGACTCCGAGCCTTATTACTAAGGAAACACTTGTAATATTGGTCAATAATCTCGTGGCGGCAGGTAAAGTCAACCGCCAATTCGAGAATCAGTTCGTGAAGATTGGCACTACACTTACGGTGCGCAAACCGAACCGCTTCACGGTCACTCTCGGTCCGGCGCTGCAAATCCAGGACATCACGGAGCCATCCACGTCGATCTCGATCTCGACGCAGGCACACGTCGATTTCCAGTTTTCCTCGCAGGAACTTACCCTCACGATCGAGGAGTATTCCGAGCGGTACTGCAAGCCGGCGGCCGAAACGCTGGCGAACACCATCGATACCAATGTGCTGGCCCTCTACAGCCAGCTTTCGAACGAGGTCGGAACGCCCGGCACTCCGCCGGCCAGTTTCGCGTCGATCGCCGCTGTTGGGCAGCGCCTCGACGAAAACGCCGCACCACAGGACGGCCGCGTGCTGATCCTCAACCCGGCGGCTTACTGGTCATTGGCGAATGGCGTGTCGAACCTGTTCACCCGTTCCGTCGCTGAGCCAGCGCTGAAAGGCTTCCTGGCGGCGATCGCCAACTTCGAAATCTACCTGGATCAGAATATCCAGGCACAGACCGTCGGCAATTACAGCGGCACGCCGCTCGTCAATGGCGCGAACCAAACCGGGTCTTCGATCATCACCAACGGCTGGACGGCTTCGCGGTCGGGCCTGCTGAACGTCGGTGATGTCTTCACCATGGCCGGCGTTTATGAGGTCAACCCTCAAAACTACCTCTCGACCGGCACCCTGAAGCAATTCACCCTTACGGCGGTGGCGGCTTCGGATGTTGGCGGCAACGCCACCCTGCAAATCTTCCCGGCGATCACGACCACTGGTGCCTATCAGAACGTGACGGCCTCACCCGCCAACGGCGCGGCGATCACTGTCGTCGGTTCGGCGAACACCACTTACTTCCAGAACATAGGCTTCTGCCGCGACGCCTTCGGCCTCGTGGTCGTGCCCATGGAACTGCCAGGCGGCGTCGACTTCGCGGCCCGGGAGATGTTCCGCAACATCAGTATGCGCATCGTCAGGGCTTACGACGTGTGGAACGACGTTACGCCTTGCCGTATCGACATATTATTTGGAACGGCCATGTTCTATAATTCCTTGGGCGTCAGGTTGACGAACTGATGCGCGACATCCCTATCCGCTCTGTTTATACTTCCCCTGCGATTTTTCGAGTGGGGGAAGTATATGGAACTCAGGGCGTGCCCGAAATGTCATCGGGATTTGCCAGTTTCATCGTTTACGATGACGAACAAATCCAAGGGATGGCGCAGAGGTGCTTGCAAGACATGCGAATCAGCGCGCGTGCGAGCCATCTATGCGAGCAACCCGACTTATCGGGCGAAGACGGCAGCAAATTCAGCGAAATGGCAAAAAGCCAACCCAGAGCGGGCGGCGATCCATCGGCGGAACGCAGACATCAAATACAAGTACGGCCTCACGCCCGCTCAGTACGAGACACTGCTGGCCGAGCAAGGCAATGCGTGCGCTCTTTGTGGTGCCACCGAGCATGGTCACAGGCACAGCAATGGCCGACAGGCGCGGCTACCAGGCGGATACTCTGCGAACTGGCCGATCGATCATTGCCACGAGACGGGCATCGTTCGTGGGTTGTTGTGCCACGCTTGCAATGTTCGGGTCGGCGGTTACGAAATCTTGCTTCGAACAATCGGGCAAGACCGGTTAACCGAATACCTGAAGCGCGACTCGCTGGAGGTGAGCGATGAACCGCGCGCAACGACGCTTCGAGCAGCGCCTTCGGCGCCCCTCCGGCCAGTTCGTCAGTGAACTGAGCCGGCGGGCCGACAGCGCGGCGTATCAGGCGGCCCTCCGATCTCAGATGGAGGAAGAGGCCAATGGCGCTCCGATCCCACCTGAGATCGCGGCGAAGATGACGACTGAGAAGCCGAAGGACGAGCTCTGGCAGGTTGGCGTGACCGTGCGGAACACCCGGAAGGTGATGTTCCTCGGTCCAATGATGAGCGAAGCGGCCATTCGCCAGATCGCATCCGACGTGAACAAGCAAATTATCCAGGGACAGCGGCGTGACTGGATGATGGCTGACGCTTACCCAATGACGCCCGTCGAAGTAGGAGCACTCGCATGAGCGGCAGCAATGAACCGGTAACGGTTGGCACGGTCACCACGACTTCCAATGTCCGGCAGCTTTCGGACGGCAACGGCATTAGCGGCGGCCCAGGCACCGCTCTTGGCAAGTCGGCCGTCGATAAGGTCGGGTTTTTCGGACAGGCGCCGGAAGTCCAGCCTGGCACCGCCGGGAATATGTTCTCGACCGTCGCGAACGTGACCACGTACGGCAACTCTATCTCGCCGGCGAGTGTCGCGGCCAATTCCTCGGCTGAGCAGTCCATCACCGTGACCGGTGTGCTTGCGACCGATGCGGTGGCGATGGTGAAACCGACCACGCAGGCGGGCCTTATCGTCGGCACGGCGCGGGTCTCCGCGGCGAACACCGTTCAGCTTACTCTCGGCAACGTGACCGGCTCAGCGATCACTCCGACCTCCACCCAGGTCTGGGCGACGATCGCGATTGGTGCCGCTTTGCAGACCACGGCGATCCTCTCGCCCGCGTCAGTGGCCTCCAACACCGTGTCGGAGCAGTACTTCACCGTCACCGGTGTCAGCGCTGGTCAGACAGTGATCGTCAACAAGCCCACGGCGCAGGCGGGTCTGATCATCACCAATGCCCGGGCTTCGGGCACGAACCAGGTGGCGATCCAGTTCTCAAACCTGACTGGCTCGACCATCACGCCGACGGCGGCCGAGACTTATACCTTCGCCTCGGCCAGTGGCTTCCAGCCGGCGCCGATCATGGATGTGTTCAACCAAACCCTGACGCCCGTCTCGGTCGCCGCGAACACCTCCGCCGAGCAGACCTTCACCGTCACTGGCCTGGTCTCTGGTGGTAAGGTCATCGTGACCAAGCCGAGCGTCACGACTGGACTTATGCTGGCTGGTGCGCGCATCTCGGCGGCGAACACTCTGGCGCTGAATTTCGCGAACAACACTTCCGCCGCGATCACCCCACCGGTGGAAAGCTACCAGATCGCCTACTTCACGACCCAGGCTGGCAACACCGACGCGACGACCACCATCCAGCCGGCCGCCAAGGGCAATGATGTGGCCGCGATGTCGACGTTGGGCCTGACTTCCGGCACCTGATATTTGCAATGTCCGGTGAGCCGCTGTAACGGCGGTTCACTGGTCATTGTAAAGGAATCGGATGATGCAGCCCGTTTTCGCGATCCCCTGCGTCTCGCACAGCGTTTCCGTCGAATTTCTTTATAGCTTCTTCGCGAGCAGCAATTTGCTCACGGCGGCTGGCGTCACCCATAATCTGATCAACATCAATGGCGACTGCTATCTGGCGAGCGCGCGCAATCGCCTGGTGCACAAGTTTCTGAGCGAATTCCCGGAAGCAACCGATCTTTTCTTCCTCGATGATGATGTCGGTTGGACTGACCCGGAGGCGCCGTTGCGCATGTTGCTGGATCCGGAAGATGTCGTGGCCGGCGCCTATCCGAAGAAGCAGGAGACCTTGGAATTTCCTGTCGTCATGGATGAAAGCCAGGGGCATCTGATCCAAACCAAGAGTGGGCTGTTCAAGGCTCTGCGCGTTCCGACGGGTTTCCTACGGATCAGGCGCCACGTCATGGAGAAGATGGCGGCGGCGTGCCCGACCTATCGGCAGGCGCTTCCCGACGGGAGCTTCATCCGGATTGCTGAAATCTTCCGCATGGGCGCCTACGGGACAGACTATTGGTGGGGTGAAGACTTCGATTGGTGCAACCGCTGGCGCGAGATGGGTGGCGAAATCTGGGTCGATCCGAGCATCGAGTTCACACATTCTGGCCGCAAGCAATGGAAGGGCCGGCTCTGGGATAGCGCGATCCCGGTCCAGAAGGCCGCAGCAGCGCCGCCAGAGGGTAAATGCCGATTTTATTCTAAGGAATGTCGGTCAACTTGTTGGAACACAGGGGAATGCGTCCGGTTGACGGAACAGCAAGCGGAGGCAGCGGAATGAGCGATTGGCCTGAATACGAGAGCCATAAAGTGGTGCGGGCGACACCGATTGTCCGGATCGATGGAGGCCAGAACGGTGTGCCAATCGCATTGTTCGTGGCGCCTGATGGCGTGGAAAAGCGCTTCCAGACAACTGAGCTAGGGATGATGGCCCGAGCGGAGGTTGGCGGATATGCGGTCCTCTATCCGGACGGCTACAAATCTGTGTCGCCGCGGAAGCCTTTCGAGGAAGGTTACACCCGTAAATGAGCGATGATCCGATCGCGCTGAAAGCCGAGATCGAGCGCCTGCGGGAATTGCTGATCAACAACGATATTGATCCCGATCCCGCGCCTCCGGAAGCAGAGCAGTTCGGGCCTCCGACCGAATGGCAATGGCGGATGCAACAGATGTTCGCGGCTTCTGCTGGCGCTTTCGCCAAACATGCAACGGAAGTTCTGCTTCGTGAGCCGCGTTGGATTAATCTGATCAGCCCAGAAGGCGAAGCCAGTAAACTAAGGATCCGTGCTCCCACCAAGTTCGAGGTGCGCCCATGAAACCGCCGATCAAGAACCGCACGCCACCGACCCGGAAGCGCGAGGCACCAAAGAAGACGCCGGCACCCGCTCCAATGCCGGGAACGATGCATACGGCTTCCTCGGCCGAGGAGATGCGGTACAAGGCCGAGTCGGCTCTTGACACGCTGAAGCGGGCCGAGGAAATCAAGAAAGACCCGCACCTCATGGGCCACGTGAAGGCTCATGCCAAGGAGCAGCGGGACCATCTAACCCGTGTTATTCGGAGGAAAACATGACTTTGGAAGAGCAAGTCCGACAAGCCGTCGCACGCGGTTGGTGTGACCCACGCAATAGCGGCAAAGAGATGGATACCGATTTGGCCGATGCTATTTCGGCTGAAGTGGTTAAGTCCTTCACACCCGATGATTTTAATTGGGCTGCACTTCAGCGGCTGAGAAAGGCGTCGCCCTGATGGCTATCCTGCTTGAGCCCGGCAAGGGAATGTATCGGGAGCCTCCGCCCGTGAAGACGTTCAACGAGTATCCGAAGCACATGAAGCATCCGGGCTTTCAGCCAGGCGTGCCGGATCAAGAAATCAAGGTGATCGATCCGCAGACCGGCAAGCCGACCGGGCGCCTGATCTACACCGGCGGAAAGTCAATTCGCTTCCCTGACGTGCTCGTTCACGACGCGCAGCAGGAGGAATACCACAAATCTCAGGGCTACCAGACAATCGGCAAATCTGACGCTGGAGCATTCGCTCGCGCGGTCGCCGATGCATCTCCCATGATCACCAATTACGTGCCGATCCAGTATCCGAAGTGGGCCGGCGGAAAGCTGGTCAACAACGAACAGGAAGAACGTGAGGCACTCATCGCCGCCGGCGTGCGGATGGACGATCTTCCGGCTCCATCGAAGGAGGATATCGTCGAAGGCGTCCGCATCGTGACTGAAGTGGCCGCCGAGCGCGAAGAGAAGACGCCGGAGCAACTCGAAATCGAGATGCTCAAAGCGAAGATCGCAGCTTTGGAGGCGGACAAATCGATTCCCACCAAGCCGCTCTATCCCGGCAAGCAGCAGAAACCCAAGAAGCCCAATCTCAAGATGACTGCCGCGCAGAGGCAAGCCGTGAGCGAGCGCATGAGGGCCATGTGGGCGCGCAAAAAGGCTCTGAAAGAAGCGATCGCCAGCAATGATGTCGCCGCTATGCTGGAGGAGGCTGGCCAAATCGAGTGATCTTTCGGTAAGGTCAGCTATCCGAACCGCGACGGGCCTCCGCGGGTGCTTCCATCTTCGCTGGGAATCACCCGATGACGACAGCCCTCGATGTTATCACCGACAGCCTGCAACTACTTGGCGTCTATGACCCAGGGAGCCCGCTCTCGGATGCCGATGCAGAGCGGATGCTGTCGACGCTCAATGATCTCATGGACGTGTGGTCGAACGAAAGTCTGGCCTGCTACGATTGGATCACGCAGACTTTCACGCTCGTCCCAGGGAAGTTTCGATACTCGATAGGGCCGGCCGCGTTGAATCCCGTTATTGTCGGTCAGCGCCCACTTCGGGTGAGCGACGCGCCCGGCGCGGCCTATTTGCTGGACACCAATCTCAACCGCTACGGCATGGATGTCGTCGACAACCAAACGTGGAACATTCAGACCACTGC